GCTGATGTTTGTCAGCAATGATCTTGTCTGCGTTTCAAATTCAACGCGAAGCATTGAACTTTGTGCCTGTCTAGCAGCATCACCAAATGCCGTGCCAGCAGGCTGCAATCTTGCACCAACTTTTTTTGCTTGTTCAGCTGAAGACCCTGGGCCAGCAAGTATCGTGTTTATCTCAGCCATTGTTGGGGGATTCTCTATCCCAAACAGTTGACCTTTGCGCTTGGATTCTTCTTCAGCCTCTCTGAAAGCAAATTGCGATATCCGATCTAAACTGGATTGCAAGCCTTGAGAACTACGAATTTGTTCTTGCAGAGCGACAGGCTCTACCGTAGGCAATCCTGGCAAGGATGCCAAGCCAAGGCCAACAGGGTTGTAGCGTTGAAGTTCAGCCATGCTACATATCTTCCCAAACAGTTCTATACGGTTGTTGAGATGGACCGCCAAGTTTGCTGTAGCTAAATGCAGCCATTCCAAGTTTACCGGCAGCATTCATCCAGCCAGACTCAACAGCTGTATCTGCCGCCTGCGAATACTGATCAGCCTTCAACTCACCAAGCTTTGCAGCCACAAGACCCATGCGCCTGGTTGAGCCAGCGCCCTCCGTTGCATACCCATACTCGCGGCCACCGGCCTTTTCGCTCATGGTAGCTACCAGCGCAGCAGAACCTTCAAACGGCATCACGCCACCGGCAGCTGCGCGAGCAGCTACAGCAGCATTGGCAGTGTTGATCCGGCGCAAGATAGCCGTCCCTTGTTGTTCGTACTGGATTGCCCTGCGCTCAGACTCTAGCTTTTGCGCCTCGGTCTGGATACGGGTCATCCTCGCTTGCTGTTCATATGCCGCCTGACGCTGGTATCCCTCGCGCACAGAACCTACGGCGCTAATTACTGATGCTGCTATCGCGGCGTATTCCATTAGGTCCCCTGATGCGTTGCTACTTTGTACTCCAGCCCAAGCAATGTCATCTTGAGCGGGAGGTCTTGTTCAATGGTGATCTTGGACTCTTGCGCGTAGCCACGAATGCCATGTAGCGTCTTGGTCCCGGTGTACTCAGGCACAGCCGCATCCAAGATATTGGCAGCGTCAAAGGTACGGAAAGGAATGTCAATAGTATTGATCTTCATGTGCTGCGTTTCATAGACCAGCGCATTGACCTCGACAATCCGCTTCTTGAAACCTATCCGAGTTCCTGTCTGCAACTTCAGGTCTACCGGCATTGTGACTGCTCGCACCGTGTATTGCAGGCCGCATTCATAGGATGCCGTAGATGCCCGTGGGAATGTCACCGTGCCACCACCAGGCACAACCTCGTCTTCTTGCACAGCGCCGTCCAGCACCAACTCGCAGGTCTTGGCAACCAGATGCGACATAGACAAGGTGGAAGCAACGCCGCCAGACTTAGCGCAGTCCGTAGATAGCGTGTCATCGAACCACTCTACATAGTATTGCGCCGTGCCATTTATGGTGCGCTTGACAACAACATAGATGGTGCTGATGTCAATTCCGACATCGATGAACTCTCCATCCGTAGTGAACTGAGATGGTGCAATGATGTTCTGTATCCGAAGCAGCGAGAAGACGGCCATCGAGCCATCATCACCGTTGGTGATCAGCAGCAGGTCATTCTCGTCCGTGTTTACTGATCGACGCAGCGCCATGCGCTTTGGGGTCTTGAGAAGGTGTCCGGCCAGCAAACTGATCTTGCTAGTCACATAAGTCAGCTGCGTGTCGGTGTAGGCGAACTCGTTGAGAGACTTGCCCTGGCGCTGGATGAACAGCGTCCCAGACTCCAGCGTCTGCACCCGTGCGCCTTCCTTGGCTCCGTTTCGCGTTGCCGTCTTGATGAAGAAGTTCGTCGGCGTGATCGGGTCAAGACCAGACTGCGGAACATAGAACTCGCCGCCAGAGGTGAACACCTGCAAGTCGCGGCCAGACAAGATGTCCACAATCGCGCTGTAGTTGTTGGTGTCCAGCGTGGCCTCGACGCTATCGTCATCCAATCCCTCGTCAGGATCGAATTCAAAGAACAGGCCAACCTTGCTGCCCCAGACCGTAGACGGCCGCGACTTGCTGCCACCAAAGTACAGCCGCCCTTCATGGAAGGTGACGCTGCGCGGCCATCCCTTTGTCGAGGACCATACCGCCTCGTAGCCAGACTCATAGGTCCAAGAGCCGCTGGCAACCGCAGAGGTGCTGAAGAACGGGAATTCAGTCACGGCGCTGACCACCGTGCCGCTGGTATAGGACACAATCCGCGCCCGTCCCTGCGGCTGAGCCGTCACATACTGACCGACAGAGCCAGCCGTAAACACGGAACTGGATGCCGTCAGGGTGATGTTGCCGCTCACCGCACTGGGCGTGAGTGTGCCTGCTGGGCTCGAGGTGGCCGGGGTGTAGGCATACTTTGGAATGCTGACAAAACTGATGGCGCTGGCCGTCCAGGTGGCATCCGTACCGCCGCGCACGATCTTGACCGGAGCCAGGTCAGGATGCACCAAAATCAGCGTGTCAGCGCTTTGCGTCCAGCAGATGCTGCTGAGCATCGCCCCGGTAACGCCAACGCCTGAGAGGTCCAAATAAGCGTTTCCAGACGCATTGATGTTGGCAATCACAGCACCGGCCTTGATCACTACGGCACGATTGTGAGTGAGTACTAACATATACGAATCGGTGGTGCTGAATTCAAACGGGATCAAACGCACCCCGTTGGCAGTAGATTCTGCGCCACTGTTTGGCAGGCTGCTCAGATAGCGCAGTCCAGCACGGCGGCGAATACCACCCTGCGGCTGGCAGACCACATTGGTGGCCTCCTCCAGCGCATTGGCATACGCAGCTAGGTCAACCCTAGACCGCAACAGCGGATCGAGTTCACCGCTGCCGAAATTGGTCTGGACCGAAACGAAACGGGTCATCAGTACCTCACCGCGATGAGACTGAAGTCATTGATGCTATTGCTTGGCTGACCAGCGCCATCAATCTGCATGGCGGTACGCATGTAACCACCACGGCCATTCTCTGCTGGTGAGCCAACAGCAACGCCCTGCCAGTAGCTGGCCTTGTCACCTTGGTCGGTGATCGGCATGGCAAGATGCCAAGCCATCAGGTACTTGAGCAGCTGTACAAAGTAGACTGGCATCGAGTATTCCGGCACAGAGTACGGATAGTCAATCCAGACTGCGGTGTAGTCGGTCAGAATCTTGTCACCAAAGACGCGATACTGCTGACGCGGAACCTCACCGGGAGAAGCACTGGTAAACAGCGCCCTGGGAGAGCCGATCTTGTCCCCGGGCATTGCGTATTCGTATGTGTATTCCGTTTCTGGCGTAGTCACCAATTGCGCCAGCTTCACCTTTTTGAAGCTGAATGACCACGGGTAGATCAACAGCGCCTGATCTCGGATGTCGCTGTACAGGCGGTCACAGGTATTGGCTTCGTCCGTTCCCTCATTGAAGGAAGAGATCGGCTTTGCGCCGAGCATGATCAGCGCGTCAGAACAAACGGAAAGGGCTGAATCACCTGCTGCCATTTGGCGCTCCCAGTACTTGTCTTGTCCATCCACTCATAGAGCGAATGTTGGCAGCTAACCCAGCAGAAATGTCTTTTTGAATTGCAGAGTGCCATTCATCAAGATTTGTTTTGCTTTTCCACGGAGCGCCACGCGGATTAGATGCTCCAACCTTTGACGCATCATGTTTAACTTGCGTATCAAAAAACTGCTCATTATCAGGAACCAGGTCAATTGGGCATCCACAAAGGATTACCTCATCATAACCAAGCAGGCTTGCGATACGGGCCGCTCCCCAGCCAGAAGTCCCACGAACACCAGCAAGGCACGGCCAAACACAATCTATTGAATTTAAATCATCAGGCTTGATACTTGACTTGTATGGAGAGTGAACAACAACTTCATCACCCCACTTTTCTCGGTGCAGTTTTTTCATCCTGACAGCATGTTCTGGATGATGCGTCACAGCATGTCTCGCTTTAACGATTGACACCGAAAACTTTACGGCAATTACATCAGCGCTTGGCCTAAGTGCAAAGGCTTTAGACAAATCGCTCGAAACACAAGTGGCAGAACCGACAACAAGGACGGCTCTGCCACCCCACTGCATTAGTCCGTATCCGTTGCAGTCACAGTCACGCCGTCAGTGATGTCCACTACCGAACCGGTATTGGAGTTCACATAGGCGGTAGACATCACCGGAGTGCCACCCGTTGCCGAGTAGCAGAAAATCAGATCGCCAACCTTGAGGATGGAAGCCACGGTATTGAAATACCCCGAAGCGCGGATGACCGATTGGGCATCAGTGCTGCTGTAGGTATAAATAGCCGGGGCATTACCAGCCTTAGACTGACCACCAACGGCATTGAAGCCGGTTGCGGAAAAAGCCATGATTTATTGCTCCTTATCTCAGGTTTCGCGGCAGGTGATTTTGACGATACCTTCATCGTCGATGGCAATCGCACCAGCCGAAAACACTTCGTTAACCAGCCACGAAGTCTTTTCTGCAATGTAATTGATCTCGGTACGCATTCCAATGCCTTCACCGTAGCCAACAGCCATCTGATGGAAAGCAAAGCAAGAACGATCCAGCGATCCATCAATAACCAAGCCACCCTCGGAACGATCACCCATCGTGTGGAAGGTGAAGCCCAGGAACGAATTGATATCGCCCTGCACCAGCGCCTTCACGCTGTTGAAGTCGCTCGAAGTGACGGAGGTTTCCGACAGCAGCGAAGCAAGACCATTGCCGTGGATAATGATATGACGGCCTTCCGGCGGCACATTATTTTTATCCAGCAGACGCTTGGCTTCACGCAGCTTTGCCACATTGAGGTTGCTGTCCGTGCCGCCAATGTCATTGCTGACGGTCAGCGAGGTGGACGAAGCAGTCAACGCATCCAGAATCATCTGGTCTTGACGGCGACCCATAGCGCCAGCAACGACTTGCACCAGTTCTTGGCGCTCGTCAAAGTTCACTTTGGCTTGGTTGAAAATGTCAGAGTACTCGGCAGCGTTGTAGTCAGCCAAGGTACAGGTGACGGTGGAGAAAGCAACATTCAGCGGAGTGACATCGGTCTGCGGAACGCGGAGCGTTGCGACACCTTTGCCAACTTTCGGGAACTTCACAGTGCTGCCTTCAACCCCTCGACGCTGGCGAACCGCCGGAACCAGCATGGCCTTACCTTGGTAAGCCTGCTTGACTTCCGCATCGAAGAGAGTAACGAAGGCGTTCGAGAGAGACACGCTCATGGTATTACCTCATTCAAAAATTTAGGATTGGGTTCTCGCGCCGGTATGCCAAAAATCTGGGCCGAATGCTTGTTGGTTACGCCAACCACGCGACAGCGCCTGCTGTGGGAAGGGCCGAAAATCCGGTATGCCTTGGGCTGGATCATACGCCCCCGGTTGTAGAAAGCAAGCGCTAACTCAAAAAAAACCCCCGGTGGATGGCCGGGGGAAAGGTGGCGACGAAAAACCTGACAAATAGCTTACTGGAAACTGGACGCGAACATCCGCTCCACTTTCTGACGGAATGCCGGATCGGTTTTGTACTTGGGATCGGCAACCATCTGGTACAACTCGTCCTTGCTGGGAGCGCCAGACGGCGGCAGGGAGTTGGTTGGGATACGGGTTCCCTCGTAGGATTCCCGCAGCTTCATCAGCGCCTTAATGCCGTTGGCCGTCCCGCCCATGACCTTGAATTCCTCAAAGTCATCTTTGCCCCAAATTCCCTTGCGGACCAGGCCGGATGCCCAGTCAACCATCCCTTTGACAACCGCATCCGCATTCGGACCAAGCGCAGCTTTTTCTTGCTGGAGAGACTTAACCTGGGCCTCGACATTCCCAGACCCCATCTTGACCACTTCGCCAACAAGGTCATCTAGCGCTCCTTGACTGAGGCCGTACTTTTGCGCCCAGCCCATGACATGACTGCGGAGAGGATCGTCTTCAGGGATCGAGCCGAAGGCGGCGGTATCGTACTTTCCATCGGCTGGGGCTTTGTGCTTGCCCTGGCTGATTTGCTTGCGGAGGTCGCTCCAGCTTTTGGCGATGCCTTCAAGGTCCGGCTCGCTGGTGTCTTTCTTCCAGAAGTTTTCCGGCCAGAAGTCTGGTCTTTCGAGAGGCTCTTCATCGGTAGACGGCTCCTCTGCCTTGTGAGCGATGACAACATTTTGGGTGTCTGGCTGGGCCGCGCTGTCATCAGTAACTGTCGCTGAATCGAGTAGGCCAACTTCACCGCCAGACGGCTCGGTGTTGCTAGGCTCGTTTCCTTGCGTTTCCATTAAGTGTTCCCTTGGTTAAATGCTCTCTTGATCCGCGCTTCAATATCCCGCACCACGGAGTTCTGGCCTTCACGGTAGAACGCATGGGCTGGATCGCTACCAGGCACGGCAACCGGTTGCTCTAGGTAGACGGCACGAAGCCATTCGGCCAGCTTCTTGCCGTCTTCGTTTGAAAAGACCCGTAATGTCAGCCGGTCCAGATTGTCTCTAGCCTCTGACGCATCACGAACATCGGTTGGCGCTGCCGCTTCTAGATCATCCCAGCCAGACATCAGGCCCCCATTGCTTGTTGCACTGCACCAGCTGCGGCCTCTGGATTAGCCTGTGCTGCCTGCTGCGCCATTTGCGCCATGTCTTCCATGCGCTGCGCCCTCTCTGCTGGGCTGGCTCTGAGTCGCGCCGGGATACCAAGCTTCTCGCCAACATAGTCCAGTGTCTCGCCAATCTTGAGAGACATCTGACCTTCCGGTCCAAGGCCCTGGGCGATCTGCGCGAATTGCAGCACCTTATTGATCTCGTCCATCGACTGCGCCATTGCCAGCGGAGCCACTGGAGTGATGCGAACTTCAAGACCGTTTACTCGCAACGGCAGGTCCACTAGACCACGGGCATCCATGACTTCCAGCGTCTTTGTCACCAGTGGGATCATTGCCTCGTTGATCAGTCGTCCAAAGGCGCTGCCCAAGTTCTGGGACAGTTCTTTCATGCGCTCGACTACCTCAGTCGCAGACCTGGCGCTCATGTTGTCCGGCGGCAGAGACTCGTCCAACAGTATCCGCTTGATGGACATCTGCAAGTTGTTGATCACGATCTGGCTGACATTGAAGTCACCACTACGCGGCAATGCTTTGAGCGCTTCACCCTGTGGACCACCGTTCCTGGCTACAGGAATGATCGCGCCAGGAATAATCTTGACTGTGTTCGGATTCAACACGCCATCATCAGCCGCAGTATAGACACCGGCAATAGCAAGGCTGGCGTTCTTCAACAGCAACTCCAGCGTCTTGTTCAGCGTCTTGATGTCTGGCAATGCGGTGATCAGCGGTCCACGGCCATAGATTTCGCCGGCCACCTTCATGTAGCGAGCCACAACCCACGGGCTGTACGGCATCACGCGGTAGACAACCTCGGTCTTGGTTTCTTTGTGAATGACATAGTAGCCATACTTGCCTGACCTATAGTCAAATACAGTGGCCTCTATCAACTCAACATCATCAGTCGGTTTGTCATCAATTCGTTTTTGCAACTCAGGATCGATCTTTGCGTCTTTCCACTGCTGCTGAATTGACTCGCCCTTGATCCGCATGCGCCGGTAGACATTATCCACCTGTCCGTTCGCGCCCTCTTCAAACGACACAAGGTATTGCGGCACTGGCACAAAGTTGATCGGGCTGACATCATCACCAGGCTGCACAATCATCACTGCCGTTCCGACAGCCAAGTCGAGCAAAAACTCGCCCGTAGCAATGTCGAAATTGGATTGCTTCAGCGTTGCGAACAGTTTTTCTGTGTAGACATCCAGCGCAGCTTGCGCTTCGCTGCGACGATCATTAGGAATGTCAGGGCCAGGCTCCAGCCTGCACCATGAACGCTGCGGCGGGAAGATTCCAGATTGCAAGCGGTTGGCAAAGCGCTGCGTCGAGTTGATGGCCGTCGAGTCAAACACCCGTGCCATCTTCTTGCTGCCACCAACCTTCCCTTCCCAGTAGCCGTCATACAGATTGCGCTGCGGCAGGGCAAACTCGTACGCATCTTCGTACAAGTCGCGGAAGTCGTCCTTCTTCCGCATGGCGAGATCGTGCCGCTTGAGCAAGTCTTCTGGCGATAGTTTTAATTCAGCCATGATCAACTCTTTTCTTTCTGATATTTGCGTAGCAAACTTCTACCTTTTGCAGCGAGTCTTGCTGCTGCATCTCTTGTGCGCGGAACTGGCTCACCCCACGCATTTGCAGCCAGCGCCAATCGCGTTGGCTTCCCTTTGTCATTCACCAGAGGCCCACTCGGATTTGTATAGAACCTTGTCAGAAACGAACCCTTGCGCCGTGCCTTCTGTCCTGTTGGGCTAGACTCCTTGACCCCAGCCTGCAAGTTCTTGCTCTCACCAGAGCGTTCAAACTTGCGCCTTCCAGCCTCGGTCAGCCCACCCTCTGGGTCTTTGTACTTGCTCATTCGTACCATTCCAACTCAAGCAGCGCCGTATGCGATATGCCATTGACATTGGTCAATCTGAATAGGTAATTGGTGAGCGGTGCAAGAACATACTCCAAGCTTCCAGACGCACCGCCTGCTGATTTTTTCCCAGTGCCGCCAGTGATGAACTGCCGATTGATCAGCGTTCCCAATGTGGTTACGGTAGGATTGGTAACCATCGCAACATTGCTGGTAGTGTCAATGTTTCTGTTTCTGCGAACAGGCGTAAACGCTGTGCCGCCAGTGGTGCTTGTTTCTTCGTAAACAAAGAAATCACAGTCACCAGACGATTCCATTGCAATGGTCACATGAGCAATTGTCCCAGGCCCAGCAGCAAGCACAATATCAGCGCTTGAACCTGATGCAAGCTTTGCAGAGTCAGGGTAGATATTCCAAGCGATGAATGCGCGGCCTTCATGCAAACGCTGATGGTTGATGTCAACCATAATCAGCCCGTTGTCAGACCCAGCAATCATTTGACTGCCGTCTTTGTCCTTCTGCGTCAGCGCGACAAACTGAGCCTTTTGTGGCTGCGACTCGCGCTCAACATACAGAATCGCCATCAGTCCTCTTCCTTCTCATCTGAGATCGGACCGCCAACAAGCCACGCATCACAAGTGCGTGAGCCTGCACACTTGAAGTGAAACAACTCGCAGAAACCAAGGCCAGCAGACTCAATGACATCCTCGTCATAGCCTGACTCCTCTGCTGGATTCTTTGCTTCGATGCCCTGCTTGATGCATTCCATCATCTGGCTGGTTACAATGAATGCAGAACAATTACCGCAGCGCATGCCCTTGGCTTCAGCCTCGCTCGTATTCCAGATCACCGCCTTTCGTAGCCAGAAGACCTCATTGTTCTTTTCATCCAGCGGATTGGCTGGGCCGTAACCGACATTCTCAAACGCCCAGTTCCTGTTCTTGAGATTGACCATGATGTCGCGTGTGGCCAGCGGACAAGAGTATTCTTCCTCGTCCTCCATGCTGCTCTCAATCAGTGGGCGCGTAGCCATTACTTGCCTTTCTTTGCCATGCCAGCCTCAGACATGGCGATTGCCACGGCCTGCTTTTGACTGGTCACTTTGTCACCGCTGGATGACTTCAACTTTCCAGCCTTGTACTCGCGCATGACTTTCTTGACCTTGGCCTGCATCTTGTCTTTGGCTTCCATGATTGCCTCTACTATTTCATTTCGCCGGAGCCAAGCGTCTGCTGCAACCCAGTCTCAGGTGTCAGACGCGCCTCGGACAACAGCATGCGAGAGCCGCCGCGCAGTCGAGCGCTACGCCGCGCTGCCAACTTTTCAGCTTCTTCTCGACGCTGCTCTTCATTCTCAACACGCGCTCGTTCATTTTGTTTTTTTTGCTCTTCCATTTGCTGGCTTATGGTTTCTTCACCAGATGCTTGTTTAAACGATTCACTAGCGCCAAACAATGCTTTACTAATAGAACTGACTGCTCCACCCATGATTACCTCGCCATTAAGTAGAAATCCGATTGGTCAGGCCCGTACTTGAGCATGAGTCCCTCGGTATTGAAGCCGAGTCGCTGCGCCCACCGTACAGCCCGTCTGTCATCCTTTCTAACAGTGATTTGCAATCGATGCAAGCGCAGGTATATCTCAAAGATATCGCACAGTCGCAAGGCGCTTTTTGTCAGGGCAACAGGCACGGTACGGGCGCGCTCATCGATGATCATCCACATTTCGCCAACGCCCTCCCAGCACAGGACGCAACCCAAGATTGCAACGGGGGTTCCGTAGAGGAAGGCGGTGATTGCCACGCCCATCTCTGACTGGGCGCGGATCATGGTTTTCATGTTGACCCCTTTGGACAGGGCCAGGACTTCCGGCTGCGTCACCTTGATCCGCTCCAAGTGTTCCATGTGAAACGGGAGGAAGACCACCCCTGGGTGATATACCGCTTCCCGGTTGATCAGGTCAACCGGCAGCAAAGACATCGAAGTCCGTTTTCGCAACTGCGCTGCCAATGGCAGGCGTGTTATAGCTTGGCTTGCGTACCATCCGGTTGTACTCGCCGCCGCCCAGCATCAGGTAGCCAAAGGAATCGCCAATGTGGGAGTGTTCATTCTTGTTTGGCGCATCCTTGAACCGCTCTTGACCCGCTCCTACCGCGATGCGCTTGAAATGGTAGCCGCCAGACAGGGACTTGCGGAGCAGCTTGCAGGTCTTGCTGACAATCAGGCCAGGCTTTCCGCTGATCAGCCGCTGCATTGGAGCCGCCGCGGCCTCCCGGCGCACCTTGAAATCGTTGCTGGCAGTGGGCTGCGCCTTCAATCCCAGGGTTCGCAAGTGATCAAAGGCCGTCACCTCGTAGATGGCATCCCGCGCCATACCTGCCGGATCGCCCCAAATCATCAGTTCAAACCCAGGATAGCGCTGGTTCATCTCAGCCAGTAGCTGCTGGCCGAAGCGCTCGAGTCCCATGTCAAAGGTGACGATCTCATGCAGCACAATCCAGCGTCCGTTGGGTAGTCGCTGCCCTATGGTGGCAGCAGGTGTCAGACCAAAGTCCAGTCCGATCTGGATGGGGATTCCCTGCTCCGGTTCGACATCGCCGGACATGCTGTTATCCTCATACTCCGGCCAGACAGGTCTGCCTTCTTGGACATAGGTGTACTCGCCCCCGGCATAGCACATAATCCAGTCCAGGTTCTTTCCACCCATCATCTGCAAGTAGTAGCCGCCAGGAAGGTTGTTCAGATTCTCGGCCTTGGGATTGACCTTCCACCACTTGCTGGCAGCGAAGACATGGTCATTGGCCTCCGGCATCTCCGGCAGATTGTCGGAACTTACCGGGATGACACCACCTGGCTGACGGAAGAACTTCCACGCATACGGACCAGTCAGCTTTTCAGTCTCGGCCAGCTTGAACCACCAGTGGTCATCATCCATCGGGTTGGTATCCATCCAGATACCGGACCAGGTAGCGCCGCCGTCCCGCTTGGTAGGGTAGCGGCCAACGCGGTGGGTCAATCCGTCGATCACCGCCTTGGGCAATTCCCTTGCCTCATTCACCCAGGCCCCGGTCAACTCGAGAGACAGCAGCTTTCGGACATCTTTTGGCTGGTCCAGCGCCAGGAAAATGACTTCGCAGTCAATTCCAGCCGCATCGCCCCTGGCTGGCAGGCGAATATGGTGGGT